CCCGTGACACACAGCTTATAAGGCTGCCGCTCTGACCGATTGAGTTATGTCCGATCAGGATGCCCTTTATCGACATCCTTTACCCTATCCGCACTCAGGCACGCTGATTACACTAAATATAGATTGCTGAATCTATTTTTGTTTGTTTTGCAGATCTGCGGATATCTGCGTTTGGTACCATGCAATACAAGTCCTGTGTGCACTCCAGAAACGAGCTACAGCTGCTTAACCCGTATCCTTGTACTGCTAAGCGGAGTATCCGGAATCGAACCGGGAACGCAGGTCGCGACCCTGTGCATCTACCATTGATACTATACTCCGCATAAAAACACCGCCAGACAAGAAAGGGGGAAAGTCCGGCGGTGTTCCGAATGTTTGGAAAGATTATTTTAGAACAATACACAATCGTTCTAGAATAATTATAGCATACTATTTTTGTGAAAAGTGTGAAAGTTTAAGATAGTCACTTATTTTTTTCGACACGTAACTTCTATCAATATTCACTATCTCCGCAACTTCACTCTGCTTCTTCCCCTCAAGATAGTGCAACTCAAATATCTCTTTAATCTCCGGATCATCAATCCCATTTATGTAGTCTTCGACTTCTTCTTGCTCTTTCAGGATCCGCAGTCTGTCTGATTCTTTTCTCCTGATCTGCCGTCTTATATTCTCTTCTTCGTAAGGATCGTACATTTGGACAGACGTTCTCACTTCGGTGTACGGAAAATCTGCACTGGATCCCGTTACCTTCCCCATGACAACAGTCGATTCCCGTTCACAGAGTTCTTGTATCTGATTCTCAATCCGGATAAGTCTATCTTTGTTTGGTTTGTACTTTTTCAGTGTTCTCTTGTCCACTGGCAACACTCCCTTTCGTATCTACTCCCCATTTTCTTAAGCAATCCTCTACAGAGTACGCACCTCTTTGCATCCACTTTTTGGCATTCTCTGTTGGTTCATGTTCGGCCAGATCAGCAAAATGATCATCACGGTCTTGCTTCATCTCTTTCTTTCCGCGTCTGTGCTTTAAAGTCCCTCTCATATCTGTATCACCTCCATAATCTCCGCACTATCCAATCCAAAAACACCACAAAAAGCAGTATCGGGAAGCATGCCGCTACTAAATAATCCTCACACTCCAGCTCCACATCCTCTTCCAATCCTGTCTTTAGGGCAATCACTGTTCCAAGCCCCAGGATGTAATACAGGGCTAGGAATGCGATTGTGATTAAAATGTCCATGTTATTCCTCCTTGTATGGTTCTGGAAATGGCTGCCATGCAACAACTTCTTTCTTATTTGCTTCTATGAACTCATTATAAAATTCTTCGTAAATATACCATCGATCGTCTCTAACTCTGTAAAAACCACACTTAACAGCTCCATATGATGTTTGCACATTCAGCAATGGATAATATTTACCATCACCAGCTTCCGGCAATTTATCACTTACCGGAATCCAACCGTTTTTACTAGGGACATTTGTGTCATTAGCCAACTCTAAATACTTCTTCATTTTATGAATTGCTTGCACTATCACGCCATCATCACAATTGCATATACCATCTTCCACGTCACAGCAAGCACCTTCGCATTGATTAAAGCATTTTTCATTTTCTTCTATTAGTTCTTTGATCGCTACAATTTCTTTTTCTTCCAAAATCTTCTCTAATACGTTCATTCCACATTCTCCTTATCCACATACTTCTCTACGACATCCACTGCGCAAGTCAGCCCATAAATATAGCTTTCCAATTCTTCCGCTGTTTTGCTTGTTCCGTATCTTCGCTTTTCTTCTTTCAAAGTTTCGTAGGCGTCATTTTTCATGCTTTCGATTTCTTCCACGATTTTCTCTAATACGTTCATCACTCCACCTCCAACAAATCAAGCCATTCTTCCAATGTCTCTTTTGTAATTTCCAACCACGAACCATCATCTACAGCATCAAGATGAACATGATCAGAACCACCAATCATCATGTGACCACTTTCGTCTAGCTCGTAAATTTTCCCTTCTTCAATCACAATTGTATCGTTTTCGATTAAGAAACCATCATCGTCGTATTTATCTACGCAGAAAGTTTTCTTGCACTTATATCTCTTACTCATTTTCCTTTCCTCCGTTCTGTCGCATCTGTTCAATGTAAATATCTGTTGCACACCTTACAATTTCTGGTTTCATGCCATCGTAATCAGTGCCTTTGTAGAAATTCTTGTTACACGATCTTTTAATCATGCACAGGATATCTTCAAATGTTTGTTCTCTCATCTTTTCGCTCCACTTCATTGTTGTATTTCAGGCACTTTCCATCCTTGTACGCTACGCATTTCTCTTTAATACACGGATTCAACACTGGTCTGACAAAATCTCCATTCCCAATAAGCATTGCTTTTACCTCTTCTTTTCCCGTTAAATCAGGGCAAAATAAAATCATCACTCCACCTCCTCATATTCCGGACACTCCACACAATACTCATACCGGTCCATTCTTGCACACTGCTCTTTGCACACTTCGTTTTCTGGGCATTCTATGCAGCAATAATCGTGTCCGCATATACTTGTTAATTTGCATCTTCCCATCATGGTTATTCCTCACTCCAATCTATTTTCTGTCCGCAATTCGGGCAGTAGAAATGTTCATATCCTTTTTCGCAAATATATTCACTTTTGCACGTAGGGCATTTAAAGTTAATGTCACCAAGTATGTAGTCCATTATATTCGGCTTCTTCGCCGTATCTCGCTCTTTCAGTTCCTGCATCTGCTCCAGCAGCTTTGCGCAATTGTTATATTGGTTCAAAATATCGCACACAAACCGTCCCATCTTGCACTCTGCGCATTTATCTTCCAGTTGCTCTCCGCTTAGCTGGTTCGGATACTTACACAGGTTGTCGCAGATATGCTCCATCATTTCCGTTGTGATCCCGTCCATCCATGTTTCTTCTGTTTTTGGCATTAGTCATTCCTCCGCAATAAAGTCTTCCATTCTCATTTGCCCTGGTATGTTTTCGTCTTCCATCCACCAAAGAAATACCTCTTCCCCTGTCGTCCACTTACATTCTTTTCCTCTTCGTTCACGTTCTTTCAACATCCTGTCGAAAGCATTTATATACAATTGCTTATACTTTGGAAAATCTGCAAACTCTTTGTAACGCTTCTTGCCTGCCATCGGACATCCGATGCAACCAACACGATCATATCCGCACTGGTACAGCTCGCACGTCTCTATTTTCTCGGAATTTATATATCCCCAGATATCACTATGCGTCCAATCTATGATAGGATTTACAATCATTTTTTTCTGCTGCATACATAGCTCACTCATCCGTCTTCGTGCATCGTTATCCTCCATCAGCATTATCTTCGTAAATTTTTCTTTCTCTTTTTGGGTTTGTCCGAGCTTTTCAAACTCTTCCCTTTTCAATCTGGAAGTACTTTCGTCCCATCTTACTCCGGTTGCGATATACCGGTTTGCACATCCAGTTTCTTTCAGCGTAGAGCAACAGTATCTTACAATTCTTGTCGGCGGGATAAGCTTTTCTGGAATTAAGCTCCACATGCTAATCAATTTTCCTTTATAGCGTGGTTTTTCTATTTCGCACCTAATTCCATGCAGTTCCAGTTCTCGGAATACCTTCCGGATATGCCGAACTGTCTGTGGCGCATCTGCCGTTGTATGGCTGTTATGCACTTCAAACGGGATTCCGGATCGCTTAAAAATCTCTAACATCACATCACTATCTTTTCCTCCGCTGTATGTGCAAATAAGCGGTCTACCATAGTGATGCAGACTCATTTCACTTGCCATTTTAATTCTTTCGATTGCTTTTTTCTCTTTATCCATTTTCTCAGAAGCCCGGTATACCCTTGCCCCGGCCGGAGGCTGGCTCCTTTCTATTTTTCGCTTATTTTCTTCTTTTCCTCTCCGTGTTTTCCTCATCCATTAATCTTTTTTCCCTATCGCTTCGCCAGCTCCCTAACCAGTTCATCATTCCCTTTTTTC